CGTCGAGAGGTCTGGAAGCTTTGGTTGAGCAAAGTGGATTGCAGCCGTATCGACTCTTGCAACTGACCTTGCTTTTCCAAAGCCTTAATGTTCTTGTATTGCTCAAGCGTCAGGAAATGGTATTTGTCGTTTAGTTGTTTTGCAGAACTAGCAGTACCGTCCAACAATGGAATAAGAGTCTCAGCGGCTTTTGCAGCATCAACGCCAGCAAGCTTAGAGAAGCGCAGGATAACTTCACCAACAGCCTGCATGGATGTGTGCGTGTATTTTCCAGTTGCAGCCAATTGCTGCATCAAATCTCTTGCATCACCAATAGCTACGTTTGTCTTTTCTGAAAGTACGTTTCCGATATTTAACAAACCAGTGTAAGTAACGCCAGCAAAACCACCAGTCAAAGTCATTGCTGACTTAAAGCTTTCCAAGTCTTCTTTTGCTTTATAAAAAGCATATCCAACACTACCAACAACAGCAGTAACAGAACCAAGACCAACAACAAATGGAGTAAACAACGAGCCAATGGCTTTAAACATATTGCCTACGCCACCCATCGTATCTTTCAACTGACCACCTTGTTGAATGGCGGCAATGAACGGGCTTTGACCTGATGCAATCTGCGTGAAGAAGTCAGTGGTCTGATAGGTCAGGTTGATTTTCTGTTGCTCGTTCATCTTAAACTGAGCGCCAGCCATGTTTTTTACTGCGTTAGCTTTTGCGTCATACGCAGCAGCTTCTTTACGCAGCATTTCAATCAAAGAACCTTCAGCACGTTGATAACGTCCAGCTTTAATTTCGCGCTCAACCTGCTCAACTTTGGTCAGAGTCTTACCGTAGTCCTCTGTGGCATAACGCAAAGCAACAATGTCTTTTGCGGCGCTATTTGAGTCACGCTCTACTTGCTTGGTGAAACCGTGAAAAGTCTCTTTTGCTTTGGAAATCTTGACTTCAAGTTCTGCGGTATCAACACCGAGAACAATACCAAGTCGAGCAATATTACTTGAAGCCATCATTTACTCCTTTTCGACATTTTATTCGCATATGTCGTTAAAAATTGGGCAAAGTTTGTTTTGAAACTGTCTACAACTGACTCAGCGTTTTGCTCAATCGCTCTACGCAAAAATGGTTGTGCTGGAATTTTTTTAGTGCCGAATTCTTGAGCCAAAGATACAGCACTTCGCTTGACAGAAACAATGGCAATAGCTGCATCTGTTGGATTGACGTAAATTGATTGCAAGTCTCTTTTTGTCGGAATTCTTGCGTCTAATCGAACAGTGTCTCGCAAATGAATTGGGCTTTTTTCTGTTCGGGGTGATGGGTCATATGGCGCGGTTGCCTTGACCTGATCAGCAACAGGCTGCATGGCTGCTTTTGCCGCTTTAACAATAGTAACTCTTGCGGCTGAATCAGCGCGGTGCATATCCATCAGTTCAGAAAGTTTCGCCTCAAGTTCTTCCATGCCCTCAACGCGAAACATCCTGTTT